GGGACGACCTCTGCCTTTTTTTAGTGATGTAGTAACCATAGACCAGAATTAAAAATCATTTTTAATCCTCCGTCAACACTTTTTTTAAAAAAGATTAAAAATAAAATGTTCCACGATGTTAGAGATGTTCCACAAAAATGTTCCACAACGTTAAAATGTTCCACACTAACTAAGCAGCTTTACTCGGTTTTCTTTTCTTTGGCTGAGATGATCTTGTTTTTCCATACCATCCAGCCAATGCCCAAGATGAACGACAGCACCACCAGTACGGTAACTACGTACTTACCAACGAACGATTCTTGTTGCGGTTTAATTGCAATAGTTTCTATTGTAGGTACTTTGCCAATAGGTACTATATCTACTTCCTCATTATTTAGCTTATTACCATTCGTGTTCTCATTATTAGCAGAAATACTATTCGTGTTTGGAATCTTTTTATATGAATTTAAAATAGCTTCTTTAGTCTTCTCTTCTACTAACTTATTCAAATCACTTTCCTTTACCATAACGTATTTTTCGGCATTGAAGTTAACGATTGCCGGGCGCCCGGCAGAAGGCGCAGGTTCTGATTGGGGCTTATTTACAGGAGGATTGTTCGTGTTTGGTTTAACAAAGATTGGTGCATTTTTATTAGCCACAGTACCATCGGGCATCTTCATAAAGGAACTGCAACCACTTAACAATAAAGATAATAAGAGTATATTTAGCAGTTTTTGATTCATGTTTAGGTTCCTTATATTTAGCTTACTTCAGTTCACCTTTTGCTTTTAACATTTTAGCATTAGCTAAATGTAATTCTTTTACCTTCTCTTTGTTTTCTCCTTGATAAGCAACAGCATAGTAATTAGAGATCATCCATTCATTTACTTCTATACCAGAAGGTGTCTTTAACTTAGCTAAGATGCGCCCAAATTTTTCATTAGGATCTAATTTAGTCTCTATATATACATACTCATCTTTAGATAATACTTCTTTTAGTTTCTCTTTAGATAAGACTCCTCTTACTTTCTCTTCTTTATCTGATGTGCGGCTCTCTGGAGTATCAATACCATCTAGTCGGATGCGCTGTGCGCGCAACCAAACGCCGAAACCAAGGTCGAAATCGACCTCAATAGTGTCTCCGTCAATGACTGAAATGATTTTTGCTTTATATTGATACATATTAAATAGTTACGTTATTTTAGGTGAGTCTCAAAGTGTTTTCCGGGTCAGGGAAATATACCACTTATACATCTATTGTATTCTCTTTTATTACCTTTGTCAACATTCTTTTTATCTTAGCCGTTTCAATACTACTCTTAGCTGTCTTAAAAAGCTCTCTACTTGTTTCATATAACATACTATATAATTTTGATATTGTTGTGAAGATTCCCATGATCGCGCTCGCGCACAGCGCGATTGGTAACACTATAATTAACAACACTATAACTAGTGATGTGTATGTAAATATATATCGAAATATCATAGGAGAAGTATATAAGTTATATAGAGAAGAATAAGAATGAGCAAAGAAAATTTTGTTGATTTTAAATTAATTAAAAATGGGAGTTGAGGTGGAGACTTAAAAACACACATTACCTACAACACACTAATCTCTTATCTATTCTTTCTCTTATTATCCTTATATATATCTTATGTATCTTTACCTTATCTTATCTAGGGTAAATGGACGGATAAAATTGTTATTCTTTATCTACTAAATCACTCAGGTAATCGTTGCGTGACTTTTTGACGCTTTTGGTGGTCAAAACCTTGGTAGTTTGGGGCTTTCTTTTTGTCTTGAAGGTTTTGGGCTTTTTCACTCCTAAAACCACTGCATTTTCCTTCAATTTTTTACTCACTTTTTGGGCTTCTTTTTCATCAATCGGTGTAGGGTCGTATTTATCATCATTTTTGACCAAAAAACGGTCAGTTTCTTCGGTCTTTTTTGAGTAATAAAACTCAGCTAACAATACCAGTATAACAGGCAACGAAATTAACGCCAAAAACAATACTTCTGATGGGTTTGGGGATGTGTTCATAAGTAAAATTTCTTCCATAAAAAAAGACTAAGGTGACAATTTGGAACCTTTGATTATATGGTATTCTTTATTGTTTAATTACACAACAAAATACCCCCAAATTAGCTTTATGGCACCTTTGGGGGTATAGGATGTGGAGTTAAACGCTTGTAAATTACTTAACAAGGCCCGCCAAACCACCTTGGGCTGCCGCCAGCTTGTCTTTAACGACCTCTAAGATCATTTGGAGGCTCGCTTCCATGACCTTGTGTTCTTTTGGCGTTAAACGAGCTTGTTCGTAAAGAGCAGCGATATTGTTGAAAGCAACGTCCAATGTGAGTTGCGGTTGATTTTGTGTTTGGTTTTCCATAGAAGTATATATACTAGTTTATATTAAACTTTGCCACGCATTTTGTCTATACATTTTTTGATAAAAGTCTTATCTCTTTGCATAGAACGAAAGAAGAAGTAAGGAAACCAGATGATCTTTGGTATCTTCAACACTTTCAAGTTCTTACAGTTAATTACCTTCGGCATTTCGCCATCCCAAATGCGAACTACAACAGTTGAATTATCTTCGATAGAAACGTTATCAACTGTGCCATTTCTTGTTGGTTTTGTCCAAGGAGTCCAGTAGTTATCATACTGGCCGATCTCGATTGTGTATGCTTTGCCTTTGCGAGTGAATAAAATATCTTTTAAATTCCATCCATCAATGCTACCTTTTAAGGTAACGCCGTTGTTTAGTGGGTTTAAAGTCATGTTAGTGAACGAGTAATTAGAACCGCGAACAGCGTCAATGCAATCTTCTTTGCCGCCATTTACTGTTACTCCTGTTACTTGAACATTCTCGCATTGCGAGAATTTCATTACATCATCCCATTCAGCAGGATTAAGTGGATTTTCCCATGCGTCAATTACAACGTCTTTTAATTGAACGTGTGATTTATAGTTTGTGTCTTTTTTTCCAGAACTCATAGACTCTAATTTACACTTAGAATGTTTCGGGGCTATTTAGCATAGCGTCAATTTCATTTAATCTAGTTTGTAGTGCATCTGCGCGATCTCTTTCTAGTTTTATCATGTGGTTAGCTGTTGATAAATCTAAATTTAGATTATGTAATGAAGCCTCCGCTTTCTCGGCGCGAGCGGTCACGGCAAAGAGTTCACGCAGTAGTCGCACAGCATCGCCAATAGCCACGCCCACCTCAAATGAATCAGGCGCGGTAATTGTTTTATTCCCACGCCGCCATTTGTTAAACTGCTCTAAAGTATAAATCGTTTCGGAAATCGTGCTCATTTTTTGGCCTCCTTGCATTTTTTTATGGGTTTGCCAAAACGAATAATTCCACTTGGAGTTGCTCTAATTTCCATAATTTGTTTTGAGGTATGAATAGTAACAACCCATCCCCATTTTAATCCGCTAGACGTACGCTCAATTTTCATTTCGCCCCATTCAAATCCGTATTGTGTTTCTAAAAAATGATTTATTTTAGATGGATTCATTTGCTGGTCTCCTTTTTAGCTTCTTTAATGATTTGATTCATTCTTTGACCGTCTAATGCGCGGCAAGAACCAATATAATTTGGGCGAAACTCGCCGCCAGAGTCGCTTTCTTCTGTGATCTCAAGCAAATCAATAAACTCTTTCCATAAGTTGTGTAGCTTATCTGCTTTAATCCTTAATTGAAGCGTTTCAAAAGGAACAAATGGTTCTTGTATTGATGGGTCTGTTGGTAGTGCTTCTTTATTCATTTTGTTTAAAATTATTTATACCAGTAACTAATGCTCTTTTGAAATCCTCCGCTTTGAATAATATACAACCCTTCCAAGCATGAATCAAAGATTTGCCATTTTCAATATCATCGTAAATTTTTTTAATAATTTGGCGACATTCTTCCTTAGATTTTTCGTACTCATCTAAAGAATATACTTTATCTACTGCGGATATACATGAGCCATCTGTAAGATAAACGGTAAGAGTTACTGTTGAATCGGCAGGTGTTGCCGCTTCTTCTTTTTTTGAGAATGGATTAAAATTCATTTTTTATTGTTTTAAACGGAAGGTTTTGAGGGAAATGTTTTGGCTGGCAGTGTTAAAGAAACGGTCAATGAAGTTGTTTCTTGGTTCGATAGAGACGATCATAAAACGAGCATCTTCAAAATCCATGTCCACATTAACTCCAAATACTGCGATAGGTTCGCCATTTTGATCTTTATGGAAGGCAAGAGAAGTTTTACCTGCGGCACCCATGTCGCAGAGTTCATCGACTAATTCTGTTTTTTCTTTGCGGTATTTAATCATACCGTAATACATAGAATAAAAATTAAATCGCAGACGTTCTAGGAGGTTTTTCATGGCTAGGAGAGTAAATGATTTTTTGTAGATGTCAATGGTTTTTTAGCAAATAATAAGATTGCCGATATATTTTTTGTCTTTGAAATACTTTGCGGCGATTCTAATGTATTCGTAATACTTGTTGTGCATAGAAATTGGCACTTGAGAAGCGGAACCTTTAAACGCCCGATCATAAGCGATCTTCTTTGCCAAGTTCTTGTCGAATATGTCGCCGTCTTTAACGTTACAAAGCGACCATCCAATACCATAGTAATTAGGGTCGAATTGAGTCGCAGTGGCGGCGAACACGCCAACCATCTGACCTTTCCGATTATAGTAATAGATATGAAGTCCTTTGGGAAACTCCATAATTTCTTTTTCTTTATGTTTCATGTGTTATAGTAAATTGGTAGCCGAGATGGGAGTCGAACCCATAATCCCTAAAGGGCAAGCGATTTTAAGTCGCTTATGTATAGCCAGTTCCATCACTCGGCCAAAAAGATTTGTAATGCGATAAGTTTTTAGTAGAAACGGTTGCCTATTGGTGTAATATACAGTATGAGAAAATATAGAAACTACACTGATGAGCAGGTTATTGATTTGGCGAAGAAAGTCAAGAGTATTGCTGAACTTCTTAGAAATTTAAATTTAAAATGCGTCGGGGGAAATTACTACACAATTCATTCTTTGATAGAAAAATTGAATATAGATACTTCTCATTGGACAGGTTCTAAATGGAATAAAGGTAAAAGATTAAAAGGTTGGTCTAACTATTCTAGAGCGTCTTATGTAAAACCGCATTTAATAAAAGAAAGAGGTCATGCTTGTGAATCTTGCGAAAATACTGAATGGTTAGGGCAACTGATAAAACTTGAAATTCATCATGTCGATAAAAATAGAACAAATAATAATCCTTTAAATTTAAAATTGCTTTGCCCAAATTGCCATTCGATTACTGATGGATGGAGAAAAAAGAATTAAAGTCAATACTTTTTAAGGATATTTTGATTTTATTTCCCGAAATCTTTTGATAACTTCATCCAGTTTCTTTATCTCTGGCGAAGAATCTTCCATCCAAGAATTAACTGTGCGAAGTTCTGTTGCGTAAGGATATAAATCTTCTGCTATTGTTTGCCATTCATCTTGAGTCAAGAGCAGTTCGTGAATCAAACGCGCTGCACTATCAGGATTTTGTTTTACCCATTCTATATTCATCCTGCACTCCAAGTACGATGTTTCTCAGCGACCCATTCATAACCACTAGACTCGCAAATGATCCATTGAACATCATCAGGTATTTCTACGATTTTGATTGTGCAACATTCACCGGAAAATCTTTCTGAACCAATCTGTTCAAAGATTCTAATGAGAACAGGATCGTCGCGTAATAGTAAATATAAACTAAGATTAAGTTCTTGAGGTAAAATAAGATATTCGCCCCAAGAAGGATTTTCAGTGACTGTATAAGATATACCTTTTTCTTTTAAGTAAAGCTCTTTAGCTTCTAATGATAAAGAGAAACCACCAACATCAGTATTGATTAGTATTTTTTGCATATATAAAATGGAGCTTTCGATAAGAGTCGAACTTACAACTTCTTCATTACAAATGAAGTGCTCTACCATTGAGCTACGAAAGCTAATTGATTTACCAGCGATTTCTTCTAGTAAAATAGTTTGGGCGATTCCATAAGTGACAAAGCACAATTATGAAAATCAAGATTGATAACATTAAGTGTAAGATATTATATGGATAGTCCCCGATTATTACAAGCAGATATACATAATAATTATAGCATCGTGTCTGGAGATTGGTCTAGCTATAAGACACAAATCACTGGACTATACTCTGCTACTGGTTACGCCGCTTCTGGCAATGCAACTTTCGGGGATTTCTCCGATCATTTAGTTAGAGAATACAATCACAAGATCGAACGGTTGGGGATGCCAACAGGCTTATTCATTCGACCTTATGATGCTGGATATAGATTAACTGGTATTGCTATCAGTTAAAGTCTTTTCTGATTTGCCTTTGATATAGGCAGACATTAAGACACAGTAGTTGATAATATCCAAGATAGCGTCCTCATAGCCTTCGTTTTTAACCAAGAGTTTTCCATCTTGAGCAAACGTGCTAAGACGAGATACCTTGTCTATAATACGAACGAGGAAGCCTTGTTCGGTAGTGCAGACGCCCATAGCCTCGCAGCGTTGGAAGTTGGCGAACGGTACGTCGCCTTTACTACCAGCGTAGTCGTTGTTTTTGGCTTGCATGATCTCAAACGCTCGATCAGTAAGTAACTGATGATGCTCAAACAGGTCTTGTCTATTCATTGTGAATAAAAATTAATTTAAATTACTCGCCCTTGATAACTTTTGATCTCACCCTAGACAGGAGAGAGATAACGTCTTTAGAATCCACCACAACAGGAACGTTGCGCTGAATCTTGCCAGAAGCGTCTTTAAAGGCGTGAACGATTTGATAAGGCTCCTCTGTTCGCGCCGTCTCGGAAGTGAAACAATGCGCGGCCCATGCAGCGGCATTGTCCAAGGCGAAATCATAGAAGTTAATGCAGTTACGAAGTGTGCCGTCTCGTTCAAGATTCCAAATCTCAAACCAGTTACGGTTAGCTTCTACTCCATTAGTAGTTAGTTGTAGTGTGTCCATAGTTTAATCGTGAAAAGATTGTTTAACAATATCGTGAGGATATTCAGCTTGACTGTTCTTAGATTGAAGTTGATTCGCCCTAGCAATCATATAGTGATGAATGAAATGGCGCGTTTCCCAATCTAATAGACGACCTTCCTCTTGAGGAAGCCCTTTGAGGACTTCATCAAGATTGAGGTTAAAGCTCAAGCATATAGCTTGGATTTTACGATAAATGCCGATCTCTCTATACTTTAATAGAGCAAAGGCAATATCGAGTTCGACCATATTGGCTTCTTCTAGTTTTTCAACGAGAGGATTCATATTAGAACGACTCTACAATCGACGCTTCGGCAGCGGTGATCTTTGTGCCATCGGATTTGAGAATACCTTCATTGGTATCATAGTCCAACTCAAAGATAATGTCAGCGAGTTCATCATAAGTAACATCGTAATTTGAGAGAGCAGAGGTCATGATAAAGTTCAGTGATGGATAAATACCTTTGCTGATATAGTTTGAGATAATAGCATCAACCTTTAGTTTGATAGCTTCTTGACGCCAATCAATATCGCTGGAGTTATCTTTATCGCAGTCGCAATGACCGCAATCATCGCCGCAATCATAATCATCGTCTTCGCTATCGTCTGTGCTATACACAGGCTCGCTGATCTCTTTGCGCTCTGGAGTAATATCAGAGTGAACTTTATACTTGCTCACGCGCAACTTTTGGAAAGAGCAGTCGGTTGGAACGCTAACGGCATCAGCAGGATTAACTTCAACGACGAGCAAGCGTCCAGTTGAGCCAGCCCAAGACGTAGCGTAATCAAAGCTACCAACGTGCAAGCCAAAGGAGCAGTGATTGTCTTTGTTATCGTCAACAGAGCGGCGAGCAACTTCAATCGTTGAGCCAAGAGTGTTGAGGATGTGGCCTTGCTCGTTCACTTTGCCTTGAACAACGACGGTATCTTTATTGCCGCTGCTGGAATAAAAATCATTTTTAACTCCTTTGTAAGCGAGGAAATTTCCTTCTGGCGTGATTGGAAGCGACTTGTAGGACAAGAACGAATAGAGTTCGTTGACCGAGTTAGCCGAGACGTTAGACATGAGCTTGTCGATGAAGTTCAACAAAGGTTCAGCGTCTTTAGCTCCAGCCTTTAACAGTTCAAGCAGTTTAGTGACAACGACGCCATGCAGCTTTTCTGTGCCGTAGAACACTTCGCCATCGTTGACGCGCAACTTGCCGTGAGAGAAGTTGACGATCTTGTGCTCGACATTCACCAGAGCGGGAATATCGGCGTAATTCGCGTCGATCAAGGCTTTGCGTAAAGCAAAGAAGTTCGGATTGGACTTCTCGACGGTGTAAGGACGACCATTAACGAAAACGGTAATGGAATCATCGCGCATAATGTAGGCTGGCTTATTCATATTAGTAACTTAGTTTTGTTTAGTTTTGTTGTTTATCAATCAGAGAAATATAATTGGCGAAATCTTTTATGATTTTTTCATTGAAATTGTAAGAGTAACTGTTCGCAACGAATGAGAGCAATGGGTACTTATTCATAAGAGCATCATGCTCGGCGTCAATTTTGCTTTTGTCAATAGTTTCTTTGACGAAAGTTTTGGTAATTTGAAATAATTCCATCATGTGTCTGTTATCGTTGTAGAAGCTAACGTCGGATTCACTGGCTTCCCCAAAGAACAGTTTCAAAGCATGATTTTTTTCGAGCATAGAGCTGATGTCTTTTACATAAGAATTTCTGAATTTAGAGCTGCGATAATTGATCTCGTTGTTTTTAGAGATAGACTCGCTATGTAATTTTAATTGTTTTTTAATGTAATCTTCGACCAGAGTTGCTACATTGACTGCTTCATCGCTAATATCAGAATCATCGAAAACTCCATAAACAATATCTTGGTCAACGACCTTTAAATGATTGAGCATTGTAAATAACTCATAAGAGTTGTTTTGACCAAACGTTTGTTTAGAAATCTCACATACAGGACGCTTATCTTTATATTCTAGTTTAACATAATAGAACTTACCTTCATCTGGAAGATTTGCGCCCGCGATATATGGACGATGACCATAAGTACCTTTGTTATATACAATGCGAGCTTCTGAAGCCTTAGCCGCATCAAGTTTCAGTTCTTGAGTAGTAGAAGAAAGGAAAACACGTTTGCAAGTAGTATATGTAGTTAAGAACGCTTTAGCTTGTTCTGGAGTCAATACGAACACGCAGAAACCTCTTTTGTCTGCGTTTTCAGAATTTCTCTGAATCCAACGAGCTTTAGCAAAAAGGTTTTTCTTGTTGTCCGCTATAAGAATACAATGATTGCTATTAGAATAGAATACAGCAGGACTAGTTCCTTTTTTATCAGCTTTATTAGCTGCTCGGAAATTATTGTTACGATTAACCCAATAAACAGTTTCAACGTTATGAGCAAAGTTTGGCAGAACTTCGATCTTGTCACCATTAGCGGCGTTAAAGATCATTGGCATATCAGACGCGATATTCTGCAATACATAGTTATCGCTGACGCTATTAACTTTAGACATAAACTGTTCTACGTCGTTAATATCATCGAGAGACTTTTGGAAAACCGCTCTGATCTCAGCCTCAAAGTTGGAGAAGAACAAAACGATATTCTTTTTAGTGTGCTCGTTATACTCTAAACTTTCTCTGGAGTGATGAAGCGAAAGCGCACCAACAGGAAAAAAGAAAACAAAGGATGAAGCGGCGTAAGAATTTCTGAGAGAGTTATAGATTGGGAAGACCTTGAGCTTATCAGAGAGAATCTCAAGATTGAGTGGATAAGAGATGCCGCCCATAACAATCATTGGCCCATCTTGGCGACGATGATAATAACCGCTTTTATTCTGCATCTGCAACACGCCCCAAGTGTGATTCTTCATCAACCACTCGTAAGAGAGTTCTTTATCGTCAATGCCAGTGGCAACGAAAGGAGCGGACGCGAACTTTAATACTTTGTAGGCAGCTTCTGCGAACTTGGCAACGTCATCAACTTTGACTGCGACGGAAATCTCGACGCCGTTTGGCTCAGTGGTAGATTCTTCCGCGAGCTTGGTGAAGCGAGTGTCGCCGCCTTCGTCAACATAAACGGAGATGATGATCTTTTCGCCATCTTTGCAGGAAACAACGGTGAATGAGTCGGTATAAGACAAAGGAGAGAATCGACCAATACCGAAACCGCCGATAGCAGAGTTGTCGCCACGTTTGGAGGAGCGACCATACTTGGTGTAAAGACCAAACAACTCTTGTTCAGAGAGGCCAGTACCAAAATCACGCACAGAATAAGTAGAAGCGAGAGCAGTTGGAAAACTGATCTTGATTGGCGTGCTGCTGTTAGCGGCGGCATTAGCGTCAACAGCGTTAGCCCAAGTTTCGCGCACAGTGGCGAGAATGGTATCGGAGTAATTGTTACGAAGCAGAGATGAAATGTAGCGCATTTCGCTCGCATCAATGGTAGCGATTTCAGATTTGAAATCGTGTGACTCAACAACGTTTTTCTGGATGGATTTAACAATCATGTTAGCAATTTGGTTAGTAATTTAATCTGCAACAACTCTACCACACTTTTCTTATCCGTCAAGTGGTTTTGGCAACTTTTTTTGAAAAAAATTTAGAAAGTTCTAAACTCTTTTTTTCCAACCATTTACCGTAGATTTCCGAAACTTTATCTTCAAGCCATTTAACGTGAGAAGCATTTTCGGTAACAATAAAAAGAATGGAACCTTTATCAGAAGTGTAGCTCGAAATCACGAATTCAGCTTGGAATTTAAACTGTTTCAGAAAATGGTTAGAGACTTTTTCATAGATAGAATAAACTTGAGATAAGTCTTGTGAAGAAAAAATAGCGTGTCTAGTGGTCATTTTAATTAGTTTTTAATCCGAATTTTGGGTCGTTCGCTTGCTGAATCATAGTAACGTAATCAATGAATTTTTCTAAGTGAATCCACACTTTTCCATGCTGCTCGATCTCTTTGTCGCTGTACCCTTGAGAGATCATATTCTCCATTTGGTTTTTATTCAGCACCAAAAACTCCACTGTGTTCTTCCTGTAATTTGGACAGATGATCGAGTAAAGATGCTCGGTCTGAACTTCTACGCCAACGTATTTTTTTTCGCTGGCAGAATCCGCCAGAGGCATTGGTTCAGTTCTAAATCCGATTCGCATTTTAAAAAGAAAATCAGTTGTTCTCTTTGCTACTAGGTCTATTTCTGTTTGTAGGTTCATAAGTGATACTCTAAATTTAAAAGTTTGAAAATAGCTTTGTCTTTACCCTTGAGTTCTACGTCGAAGAAAACGTCTTTGCCGTAAGCGTTGGGCTTGCCAATCGGCATATCAGCGTGCTTGCGCGTGTCATTGACGCCCTCGGAAAAGTGGAATAAAGGAGCGGTGTTCCAAGTAGAATAAGCGAGATTGAAATCTTCTTCGTCGGTGGTGCCAGAGTTGCAAAATTCACGATGGAGAGAGTCGTAGGTTACAGGGATTCCGCTAGTGAGGAAAAAATGTCTGTGCAAGTTAGCGATGTTCCATGAGCCAGCAACGTTGTCGTTGACTTCGACGACTAGACGCGACTTTACGTTGCGAGGTAGAGTATCGTAATTGGCGAGAAAGCGTTGGGAGATTTCTTCGCAGTCGCCATCTTGACGACAATGAATGTTGAGCGGCGAGCGATAGTCTTGAGGCAAGTCAAGCATATCAAATAGTTCGGCATGAGAAATTAAGTCGCGCACACTGTTCCTGATTGCGTCAGGATTTTGGCTAGTGAGCGTGATGTATTCGGAAGGATGAGCGGAAATTCTGACGCCACTAGCTTTGATCTCGTTGGCGATTCTACGCAGAGCGTCACGCATATCAGGCCAATCAGGTAAGTCTTGCAGACGAAGATTAACGTCAGGATGATTGATAACAGGCGTCAAACTAGAGGACAAACGATAGCCAGCAATGCCGTAGCTGTGGCAATGCTTGATGATTTGATGCGTGATGAAAAAATTATGGAGGATGCGCTTGCTGAGAACGCGAATAGCTTCGTCACGATTCAAGGAGAGGAATCGAGTGAGAGTCATAGTCTCAAACTTGAAGCCTTTGTGCTCGGCAAGGATTTCGGATATGCAACAGAGAGATAGTTTCATGCAAGGAAGCTAGATCATAAACCGTCTAGCTTGTCAATGGTTTTACTGGTCAAGATTGAACTTTTGTAGCTTACCGATCTGCAAATTCAAACAGTCTGCTGGATAGTAATAGAGCTTGTGAGCAGGAGAAGATTCGTCCAGTTCTCCTTTTTTGCAGTTCAAAGATTGATTTAAAAATGATTTTTTATTCATGTAGCCAAGAATCCAGCCTTTTGAATAGTCTTTGAGAATACTGGTGAATAAATAGTAATCGCAGTTCTGTAAGGTGTTGAACTGATAAACTGTGCAGTTGTAAGAAGGTTTAGGTCTAACTGTGCGTTCTTTGGCTTTGATTTCAAAACGTTTTCCTTTGTTTGATTTCCAGTCAGAGTTGTAATCTTCGTGAGAGATGATCTCGCCGCCGAGAGCTTCCTGAACCATTAAGTCAGAGATCATGGCAATTTTCCAGCCATCGCCGTCTCGGATGGAGTTTTTTAATTTCGGCTTATCTTCCGCTAATTCTAATGCGGTGGCGACGAGCTGCGGGTGTAGGTCTATTTCTATCATTTATTTGTCCTAAAAGTGTTCATGTTTGATTTTATTTGGCCGCAAAACGTTCATGTTTGGTTCTAATGTATATCTTATTTGCGATTTTTTGATTCGTGTTTGAAACTGGAGCGACAGGTGGGGGTCGAACCCACGACAGCTTGTTTGGAAAACAAGGACTCTACCACTGAGCTACTATCGCTAAAATTGAATCCCCTACCATGCGCCTAGTAACCTTTCGGTTAACACGGATAGAACCCGACATTCAATGCAGGTAGGGAAATTGCACACAGCCATTATTGTCATTGATGTTACTCAAGAGGACTACTGTGTATGTTAAAATAGAACATCCATCCATAGCGTCCTATGGAATCACCTGTTAGTTCAGGCTGAATACGTTTCGTAGCGTTATGAGAGGCATTAATAGTCGGGGACTACTAAGAATTATGCGTCAATAACACTATGCTCGATAGAGGTATTTCGGATGAAGTTGGTTCCCCCTGCTGTATAAGTCCACCGAGAATTCTCAGTAGTTTAATGCACCTATACACGCTATCGCATTAGAACCCTCTAAAGGAACGTGAACTTTAAAAGGTTCACCCAGTTTCATAGCAACATGGAGCATACCTTAGACGGCGAAATAGCGGCTGCAAAACGCAGAAGGGAAGATGAGAAAGAACAAAAGAGAACCTACTTATTTTACATTAGATGTCAAGTGTTTCTAATCACTTTCTTGAAATTGTTTTCGCCATTCATCATATTTGATTTTGGCGGCGTCAATAGCTGGGCGAATACCTTTTGCGCCATTACTAAACTCAACCCATTCATAGCAACCGCGATTTTCCGTTTCCACGCTAATTCCAATTTGAAATGGAAGATTAAAGTATGTTTCGTCAGTATCATCAGGATGATCTTCAACGGTATAATAAGGTACGGAGCTTATACTTGTGCCTCCATTTTGAAGAAATCTTTCTAACCAATTTAGGCGACTTTCTGCTTTATCTAAATTTTCAAACGCTTGCTTTAGTTGCTTTTTAAGCATAATTATTTTTTCTTGGTTGTTCATAAAAATCAATTTAATTATACCATTTTGTTCCGTTACGATTAATTCTAACTACGCTATCATCTTTTACAACTAATAGCAATGCTTTTCCATCGCTAACATCAGTTAAATCGCATGAACGAAAATCCTTAATAGCGTCAGCCGAAAGTATTTCTGGCCCAAACATACCAATGCGACCAACGAGCATATATTTTTTGCCATCCTTACAGTTTTGTTTAGGTTTCATACAAATCTGATATGTTTACAAAGCCATACAATTCCATATACTATGCCGACATTTACAGTAATAACGCCGATCATAAAAAAGAAAATGACTAGTTTAATACACCAATCTGGTAATTGAAACATAATTTTATTTGTTGTTGACTGGAGGATAATAAGTTCCGACCGGATATTTTTGCCTTACAATCTCGTAAATCTTCTTACTAGCATCAGTATTGTCATAATCTGCCTTATATAGCATTTCAGCGAGTGCCTCAAACACTTTGGCGCGTTCAACATTATAACGTAACGACTCTAAAGTTTTATCGTGACATAGTTTCATTTCTTCCTTTTCTTGTTTCCAAGATTCATTTAACGATCTAAAAGCTGCATCAATAATAGCATCAGGTGGATGATTCTCAAATGTACCGCCAGTGTTACAAAAGATCTGTTTTCCAATAAAACGAATATCTTTCACCAAATCTTCGTACTTTTCTCTCCATTCCATAACTCTATCGGCTTCTCTCAAAGCCCGCTCGCGCTCTTCATCCCAAGAGGCAATAGCGGCGTTGTAACGATGAATAAGCTCTTCGTTATTTTTTTTGAACGCGGCGAATTCTAATTTTAGTATTTCGATTTCTTCTCGCATTTTTTCTTCGGCGTATTTATCGTTTTTATTCATAATTAAACGCATCCTTGTTCATCGAGTAGTGCAGCAACAATCTTCTCTGCATTTTCTTGAAAAGAAGGATAGCAAAGAGTATTAAACGAGTTTCCATGTTTAGCTATAAACTTATCCCAATCCTTTTTTTCTTCGGGAGTGAGAGGATTTTTTTGAGGACGAGCTTCTGACGCTTTACGAATAATATCAATGAGTTTTTCTTCCATAAGTCTAGCCGCCGCAGTAACACGCGACTTTTCTGGATAGATTTGCTGACGAATAGAGGTACATCCTTTATCAATTTTAATAAGCCAGAAGCCTTCCCGAAGGCCATCGTAGGCATAAGGATCGTTCACAGGAACGAATTTCTTACCTACCTTACGGTAGAGTCGTTGGTCTTCTTTAAAAGCGGCTTGAGCGGTTACATTATCAGTGTGAAACTTATAGTTAAACTGATCCCGTAAACGGCGACATTCGTTCTGATAGTATTCTAAATCTTTGTTCTTTTTCATAGTTTTTTATAATAATGCAGCAGCGCGAAATGTTAATGGTTTGCCTTTTTTAATTTCAAACGAAAATGGCTCTACTGGTTGACAATGATCGAAACGTTTAATGAATTTCCGCGCTTCTTTGGGTAATTCATATCTATCGCGTTTATCATCAGGACGATAAACTATATAACTTGTGCAAACGTAGGAATCACAGTCGTTATTATTTTTAACGGCACGCTTAAAAGCATGAGCGATAGGACAATAATAACAACTTGATCGAAGGCCTTTGTCAATATCTTTTTGTGTAACTTTAATTTTCATTTTAAATTTCCTCCGTAATAATCAAAGGTCTTTTCCATAGCGTCTAAAGATACAATAAGATCGGCCAATTCACGTTTTTGATAATCCTCAAGTTTCTTTTTCTTTTTGAGGTCCGAAATGTCTTCACGAAAGTATTCAATACTCTGTTTTAAAGAGCAGCGAACAATACCATCAGCTGTATCTGAATCAATTTCTACTTTCATATTGTTTTTTATGTTATTAAAATGAATCCATCTTTTCTAACTTTTTTGTTGCCAACATTTTTTCCGCAAACATTCTTGTAGCTAAAGCACTCGCACACGGAAACTGTTCGCCTTTCTCGAAATCAAGTTTGTTGAGTTTAAATGGTTTCAAGACTTTGTCACCGTTCCAAAACAAATCTTCAATTAAGATATATCCAAGTTTACTGAGTTTACTGCGTAGCTTTGTAAACTCAGGATGGTCTTTAGTTGCAAATGAATTTCCTTCAGCAATAATCTCACCATCTAAATTTTTGAGCCTTATATACTTGCTCTCATTTACTGAACTAAAATACTCTTTTTTAAGTCTAAATTGTTTAATTGGTTTCTTCATATTTTGTAATCTCTGACCAAGGAACATAGCCTTGGCTTGTCACATTAGTCTTGGCAAATTCTTTGTTCAACGTCTTCAACCATCCACTACTAGTACCGCCAGATGAATGTAGCTCGCCAGATTGACCAGTTGCTTCGCAAGTTCTACCAGAAGCAATTTCGGCAAAGTGAATTATACCATCGACATAATTAGAGAACCGATCAACAATCTTTTGAAGTTCGGGGTACTTTTTAGACTCTAACAGAGAAAGAAATGGCTCATCATACTGAAGATAGTGATAAAAACGAAGTGTACCGTACTTCTCTTTAACTTGAGAAGCTTTCACTTGCGGCATCTCTACATTAAAGTAATAGCTAGTTTCTCCATTTTTAGGATAAACGTATGGTTTAATACCTAAACGCTTACCATCCTCTTCATCTATTTGTAAAGAGGTAGAGTAAGTGTATGTAAGAGCTTCGCACAGTACGTCGATAAGATCGTACCAGCCATCGCCCACTTCAAGCCCCCAACACATACATGTCTCGGTCATTGGCTTGGCGCGATCACTAAAGATTTTAGGATACTTATCAAATAGTTTTTGTTGTAATTCTTGTCTCATAGGTTTTAATAATTAATTGCAATAACATAACTTACCGAAAAGATAATGATAAACATAGTAACAAAATAAAGAATTAAACCTTCATCTTCATTTTTTTTCATAATTATTCCTCAACTTTATCAAGAGCGTATCTTGCTTCGGTACGAATCGCTTGTGCAAGCTCTTCTATGGTTTTATAACGACTATCGCCATGCTTCAACAGATTGCGGAGCATATTGTCAATTTCATATAACGCCATCCAAGCATCATTAGCTTGAGCAGCGCGCATATACTCGTAAGTATCTTCGGGTAAGTTAAATTCTAGTGTTGCTTTCATAAGTTAATTTATAATTATTCAAAAGCAAATTTGTGAAATGATTCTGGCAACACAACGTTAGAAGGAATCTCTTTGCCTTTGAATAAGGCTGCAATATCTTCAACGCTGTATCCAGCAAGACCGCAACCAATCTTAGTTACCAAGAACTCAAGTTGAGGAAAGCAGTTAGCAGTCCCTAAGAATAAGTCAATTTGATATTCAATATCAGTAAGTGCCAAAGTAATGATTTGATGATCTTTGGTTGGCAAAGCGTAAGATTGACCATAAAGACCAACACCTTTTCCCCAAACCGCGCCGAATTTCTTATGGGCAAGAGCGGCAGCTCCAGCACCATGAATTCCAGCAAAGTTGCTGCCAAACACGAAGATTTGATGAGGCTCAAGAGAAGTAATATTTTCGGGTGTGAATTTCATTTACAAGAGAGATCAAAGTGATTTTGGCGGGTATGTCAAGCGTTTTTGGGATTTTTTTTGAAAAAAGTGTAAAATAAATTACAATGGAGATTTCTCCTGTCAATTCCATTTCTTTTGGGCCATCTGTTAAAGATGTCGCTTCGCTCTACGCGAAAAACTCGCCTGTCGCTCTAGTTTCTCCTCAGAGAATCGAAACTAATGGAATAGATCAGGAAGAGCTTTATGATTTAAAAAAGCTTTTAATTCAAGCTATCGACACAATGAATTTCTCTTTAGCTGTCCAAGTGCTCGATAAGATCATCCAGATGCACAAAAAAGCTGGCGCAATCTCTTGATTACTTACTAGTTGCGTGATAAACACCGTCCCAATCTTTGGGTAAGTTGGCGGTTTTGAGTTCAGAGATTCTGCTTTCTAGCATCTCGTAATACTCAATCATCTTTAGATTTTCTGCTTTGAGTCTAGTCAAGTAGATCATTGCTTCGTCCCAGTTCATCGCGTAGTAGAAATCCATCATCTTCTTGTGATGAGAAACAATCTTATTTGCCTTCTCATCGTTCGCGATTACAGTATAAATCTTAATCCCTTCTTTCTTACCTTTGACCGCGATGTTGTCTAACTCTAGGAAATTGAATGAATTCTCGATGCCTTTCACCGTTTGCTCGCCAATGACTATGCCAACGTGATAAGGTTTGCTCTGACCTTCTAAGCGAGACGAGAGATTAACTGCATCTCCAAGGCAAGTATAGTCGAAACGATTTTCTGAACCCATGTTTCCAACAACAACGGAGCCAGAGTTGACGCCAACGCCAATGGAAAGTTGCGGCAATTTTTCTAGTGCGAGTTGTTTATTTAACTCATCGAGTTTCACGAACATCTCAACAGCGCACTCAATAGCTAATTCTTTGTGGCGCGCTACATCAACAGGCGCGTTCCAAAAAGCCATAACCGCATCACCAATTAGTTTGTCAACAGTTCCATCTTTGCTCATAACCAGCTTGAGCATAGGAGTCATGTAACGGTTAATCAAAGAAGTTAATCCTTGAGGATCAGTCTTGAAATGCTCGCTAAGTGCAGTGAAGCCGCGAACGTCAGAGAAAAGGATTGTCAAGTCTTTTGTTTCACCGCCAAGTTTTAATAGTTCTGGATTAGTTTGGAGCTTTTTAACCATCGCAGGAGCAAGATAGTGTTCAAACTGCTTTCTGATTTGTTGCTTCTGTTTAAACTCATTGATGAAACGCATGAACGCAGACACAGAGAAGCAGATGAAAAGGGTAAAGACTATCCAACTATAATCAAAAAGTAGTCCATTGCCAAAGGCTTTGACGCCATAAATGACTGGTGCAACCATCAAACCGATGGATAATCCAGCGCAAACTAAGTAATTCAGCCAAATGAACGTGACTATAACTAACAATGCAGCAAGAGTGCCATACAGAACCTCGTACAAATTGAATTCAGACGGTCTTTCGAGTCTTGAGTCATCTAGCAGCATTTGAGCGGCGAAAAGCGGTATTTCGTAACCATTCTTGATATTAACTGATGTTGCGACAGTGTTGGAAAGACCTTCTGCTGTTGGCGCAATCATCACGATCTTGCCTTTAACTGCTGACCAATCTTCTTTGGTAAATGAAAAAGACTCAAAGGTGTATTTGAAATTCAACCAAACTCGCCCATTCTCGTCAGTTTTAATTGTTTTAAATTTAGGAATACGAACGGCAGATACGCCAGCTTGATTAACTTTTGCTTGGTAACTTGGGTCATTTGAAGCTACGCGCAAAATTTCTAATGGCAGTGTTGGGTAAAACTCTTTGTTCACTTGAACGATCAGCGGTAATCTTCTTACTACGCCATCAACTTCGGGCGCAGTTAAGAGCATACCAACGCCAGCAGCAGCTTCGCCAAGTTCTTTTGTCGGCCCAATCGCCGCAGAGTAATCAAATAGCCAATCATTGATGCCACTGCCAACAACTGCTACGCCTCTTGGCACAGGTGAGCCTTTTCCTTTATTTGCCGCAGATTGACTAATGATTACAGGATACTTGCCGAAAGTTTCTTTTAGTGCGGCGTCTCCATTGAATCGGTCACTCTCAGCAAAAATAATCGGCAACACGACAATCTCTGCTCCGTTATCAAATGCCTTTGTTATTGCGTCGGCTAAGATTTGTCTTGGGAAAGGCCATTGACCATGCTTCTCAAGAGTCTTCTCATCTATCTCTACTACAACAACACTTTCACTTTGGACTTTCTCTTGAGTGATCTGATAGTAATCTAAGGCTTTTAATCTCGCCGTCTCAATGAAGAACGGGTCTTGAACTCTTAAAGTTACTAGACAAATTAAAACCAACAGTGATGCGATTGCTGTATAGATTCTATATTTCTTCATCTCTGAGTAATGTAAACTTTACTTTTTTCACCGTAGTTTAAAACGTAAGCTTGACCATTAACAGTAACGGTAGAGTTAGCGTCGTATTTGGTGGTAAATTTGATTACACCTTTATCAGTAGATAGAGATAATGAAGCGTATTTTCCATCAGTAGTGAATCCGTTGTTAACAGTAGTTGTTCCTGATGTTATATTATTTGTCTGAATTGGATTCGTGATCGAAGGAACTTCAATTTTAGGAACTTCTTTAACAACCACTGGTGTTTGAATTTCTACTTTTGGAGCTTCAACTGTTGGAGCTTCTATTTTAGCGTCCAATTTTATTTGGGCAACTTCTGTTTCTTGTTTAGGTGGAGGCGGCGCGTCTGCTGTTGCGCTTGCGGCTTCTGTTACCGATTCAGAAGCAGTTTGTTGTGCTACTTGAGTTTTAGTATCTACAGTTTTCTTATTTGATTTATCGTCTTTCTTGTCTTCGACTTTATCTTTTTCAGACGAAACTTTTTTTGTTTCTTTGCTATTCTTTGTGATAGATTTGTTACTCTCTACAAGAAGATTATTATTGATCTTAGATTCATCATTCAAATCTAGAATAACTGGTGCTGTTGGATTAGAGAAGGCAGAAGCGACGAACGTAGCTTGATAAGCTTGATTCAACACAACTGTACCACTAGAGTTGGTAACTTCAATGGAGCCTACAACTGGAGGCAAGCCAGTTAACGCTGGAAGCGACGGCAAAAGAACAATTAAACTTTTACCGTCTTCTCCTACGCTCATTGAGAAATCAGTTCCTCTAACTGATACAACAGCAGTTGGAGTTTTGATTTTTATATTTTCTCTACTATTCTTTGCTATTAGCCCAGAAGTATATCTCACTGTTCCCGATGCAGCTTTGATCGACAAAGAACCTTTGCCGCTAGATGGATCATAAACGAACTCGTCGATTTTTAATTTAGAGAACTCTGTAATCTGGACTCTTGTGTCGTCTTCAAAAGTAATGCCAACGCGAGATTGAAGTGTTTCGATTGTGTCGTACATCTCAACCCCAACGTTAGCTTTACCATCAATCTTGCTCTTATCTCTGGTAATTTGAGTTGGGCCAGTAGCCTCTACTATTTTACCAGATGAACCAAAAAGAGATAAAGCCGTTAATAAAAATATAACGGCAAATCTCATTAAGGAATCGGAGGTAAACTAGCAGCAGTTGTGCTTTGTTGAATGGTAACTGTATTAAAGCTACCAGTCAAATTGTAGGTCAATGTCTGCTTTTCTGAACCTGCTTGTTGGAAGTTCATTGTGTTTGAGCTTCCTAAGACAGTTACGACTTGACTGTGACCACTGCCAGCAGCGTTACCGCCCGGATTACCTGCTTGAGTTGTAGTCAATGTGTTGCTGGAACCAGTGATGAGGTAGTCTAGTTTATTATATTTGCCATCATCAATTCCAACTTTCATTGTGTTGCTGCTACCAGTTACGACAAATTTAACATTACCGTCAACAGTAGTGGCTTTATCGGTGCTATTTGGCGTAGCATCTTTGTTGAGCAGGAATGAATTTGAGTTGCCAGTAAAGGTTAAGTCGATATTGTTATTTGCTCCATTTGTGAACATCTTTAGGTTATTGCTATTACCAGTAGTAATAGATTTGAGTGTCAGGTTGTTACCAATCATGGAAAAGTTAGCATCGTTGTTGTCTCCAACTTGTCTCATCTCAAAAGAGAGGTTGTCGGATGTTATTTCGCTGGGTGTGCCAGACGAACCAATTTTATTAACGCTACCAGTTTGAACAATAGTTGTTGTACCAGTAGTGGTGATTTGGTTGATGTAGATTTGATTCTGCCCAAAGCAAAGGGCGGATAAAAATACATATAAGGCTAAGAGTTTGATTTTCATTGTTTTTGTGGGGTTTTATATTTCCAGAGTCCCGATTTATCTCCTTGATCTACTATTTCTATCACTGCTTGTTCAATAGCACTTCTAACAGCTATTGTATTTGGTTCATTGGCAGTTAATCCAAGTTCAGATTCCACAGGAGTTACGCCGTGTTCATAGAACTTGAATAGGTTGCCTGAAACCGCGACACTAGAAATTGTTTTAGTTACAGCTACACTAAGTAATATCTCGCCTGTTTGTACGCTAACGAAACGAAGCGAAACTGTAACAACGTCTTTACGGTACTGCGAGCTTGCAGATATACCAAGAACGCTTGCGCCAGCACCACCAGTAATTATGTTGGTGTCATATCCGATGATGCCGCCTTCCGCAATAATGCCAGCAAAAAGCATAGGAGTTAGCTTTTCGGCGTCTCTACCTTGAAATGTTTCTCTTGTTTGGTTGATTAGCTGCCGTTCTCTAATGATATTATCCAAACTGGTGCGCTCTAGCACCTGAAACCATTTGCCACTGCCAGCCACGCGCAAAGCGTCTATAAGCCAGCTTTCCGCTCCTTGCGTAACGGCAGATGAGAAAGAGGCGTAAGAATCTACCGTCTTGCGCTGTCCAGTCTTATCGACGAAGGAATAAACAGCAATGCTGATTCTTGGGCTTTCAGGCGGCGGCAAGTTCTTTAGCTGCTGCTCCAAGGGTGGAGCTTGCAGCTTCGGCTTTTCTAATATGGCGGGTTTTTGCGGGAAAGATGAGCAACCAGCCAAGAAAAGAATTAAAAATGGCATTACCCATTTCATTCTTAACCACCTCCTGGTTTGAGGACTCCAACAGGAAGCTGAATCTGTGTCGAACTGCCTGTTGCTGGGTCATTGATATAAAGCGTTACTAAGTCGCCGTTCTTTTGCCAAGTAACGGTTGCGCCACCTTGTAAGTTGATAATCCCAAACGTTTCGCCGTTTGAATTAAAAATCTGATCTGTAACTTGAGAAGCAAGCTGAGAATAAATTCTTGCTTGTAAGTTATTTATGAAAGTATTGAGCGGAGTGTTTGTCTCTTGAATCTTCTTCTGTTCAAGATCAGCCTTTAAGTTATCTTTAACGGCTTGCTTGCGGGTACGAGCTAAATTCTCTACTGTAAGAGCGTGTCCAGAATAGTTAACTCCATTGAAAAACGGAGACTTGAAGGCATGAACCATCTCGCTTCCACGCAAGCTGGAAATAAAAATAAATAAAATTAGAAAAAATGCCTTCTTCACTTATCATACCATTACACTTTTTTATCAGATTCTTTGAATTGATAGAAGTAATCGTCGTTATCTAAAGCGACCCACTTGCC